GCTGCCTGCCTCTTGGTACTTGCTAGGTGCTAACTGGTCGTTAACCTGCGCAGTATCATAAACTTCATTAGTTACATTGGTTAGTGATACTTGGTAATCCATTTGGTAAACATCAGTCTGGCCGCCTGTCTTTGACCATACGCCACTTGCAATAATACCGGTAACAGCTTTCCCGCCTACAGCTATTATTGATACATCTTTAGTTATAGACTGAGAATCAAGTTGATTTATTCTGTTATAAACGCCAGTTTTAACGAGCATAATGTCAGGATTAACATTAACAAAGCAATTAGCTAAGCTAGCTTTTGCTGTTGCCCAAGTTAAACCATCCCCAGTATTATCATTAATTTTTGCTAGATCAACATACCCAACAATTAACGCTGGGTTACTAATGTCGTCAATCGTGTATGGAATATAACGAGATAGATCAGTTGTTAACTCTGCGTGGTTTTGACTGTATTTATTATATGTAAAATCTCCGCACCGATGGTTTAATTCGCTAGGTGTTTTAAATGCGCCTAGTCGCTGCGTCTTGAACCCACCCAAGCGGCTGGCAAACCTACCATCAGCCATTTTTATTGTATCAGGCGTATTCTCTAGCCCGTTAGTTGTTGTTGATAGTTGGAAGGACTTCCCCTCTACCGCTGTGCTTATCGATGCTATTAAGGGATCGTTAAGTGTTGAGATTTCACTCTGTTCATTCAATGAAGCATGGCTATGTATTGCAGGCTCTATATTCTCGGTAAATCTTCTTACTATTGCCAGTAATGGTGCTCCGATACATGCACGAATACCATCACCGTCAGGCGTAACCGATGAAAGCAACACTGTGTCCCAGTCTGCGCCTCCCGCTTCCACCGTGATGTCCTTAATGTTTAGAACGTCACCAACACTTATAGATACGCTGTCAATGGCATCATTTACATCAAGGAATTTTTTGACGAATATTACAGAAACCTCAGTCGGTAACTCATCAGAAACGCCAACACATAAAGAACCACTTGGGAAACTATCAACCAATTCTATAACGCTTGTACTTGTTACAGTGTAATCAACTCCGTTAATTAATCGGCCTCTGTCTACTGTTTTGCTTCCGATGTATACAGATGCTTTTGACGCGTTCAACCCTGAGAATGTGATCGTCGTCTGACCCGCGGTTAACTCTATAATTTCTTCAGCAAAGTTTGGCGAGTCAGCGCTTCCGTCTGAGGCCATGTTATCGGCTAGCCTTAACGCGTTTGATGTGTCATTGCTGTCAGCATCCGCCTCAGTAGGGAATAACCATAAATCGTAATGCCCGTTAATATAGGGGATAACTAATGCGTTACTAGCAGACACGATAAACCCGTCTTGATTTAATTGCGCCTTTACCACTAAAACCGTTGCTTCAGGATTTAACGCCATAGCTTTAGGTGAAGTTGTGCCGGGTTCGTAAGCTTTGATCCACTGGTTTTTATAATCCCTAAAGTTGGGCGATACGAAAGCGATGGGTGAGAATGCGATAGGTTTCCCCTAGATATTGATGTTTAATTGTCATTAGTATACCATAAACAAGCGTCTAGGGAATGCAACCCGAAAATGAGACTTATTACCTCGCTGGCGTTTAAATTCTAATAAATAACCTAACTAATAAGAGGTTCACATGATTACTCAAATACAACTTAAAGAAGCGTTACACTACAATCCCGAAAGCGGTGATTTTACTTGGTTAAAAAGGCCAGCCAACAGGGTTAAGATTGGCGATGTCGCAGGGTACACTTGTCCTGATGGGTATAAGCAGATAAGAATAAATAACATCTTATATAAAGCGCATAGGTTAGTCTTTCTTTATGTAGAGGGTGAGTTACCAGTAAATATTGTTGATCATATAAACCATGAGCCATCAGATAATAGCTGGGCAAACTTAAGGCATGCCGATAGGTTTATAAATCAGAAAAATATGAAGCTGTCTAAAAGGAATAAGTCTGGGGCTTCTGGGGTGTCCAAAAGAAATGGAAGATGGCAAGTTATCATACATAGCAATGGAAAAAGTAATTATATAGGTAGCTACACAAGTAAAGGTGAAGCCATAAAGGTAAGAAGTCAGTCATATAAAGATCTCGGCTTCTCACCGACACACGGCGTCTAATTTGGCGCTGTGAACGCTATCGGTGAAAAACTCATCTTATTTTTTTCCTTTGGTAGTGTCTGCTTCAGAGTCAATGTTTAATAATTCTATCATAGCTCGCGCTGATGCTGGTGACTCAGGGTTTAGCTTTTTAAGTTTATTTAATTGGGGTTTAAATTTAGGGTCAAACATAACTTCGGTTAGTCGTGCAACATTCCTATCAAATAGACTACCTTCGCCTATTTTTTGCAATGAACTTAACGGTTTAAATATAGCATCCCTTATAACACCACCAACACCTTTTAATTTTTCGATGGCTTGACCAAATGCCGCTGTAGGCGAGCCAGCAGCGCGACCTGATGAAGCCCTTTTTAATACTGTTTCTAGGTATTTAAAGTTTGTTTTTTGTTCTTCGTTCATGGCCATCATTAGTGCTTTTCTTTGCTGTGGGTTGCCGAATAGCGTCCGTCTTAATTGGCCTGGTATATTGCCAACAAAATCACCCGGTATCTCTTCTATTAACTGTTCAAGACCACCGATGCGCCTGTTCATTTCAACGCGCAATAATTGATTCCATGCGTCGGGGTCAACTTCTTGTATTACCTTCTTGGCGTTTAATACTGATTGTGGATCAGTTAATCCCGCTTTAGGATCAAATATCCTTTGAGCTATATTTTTTAATTGCGTATCATCAACTTTAGACACCTGCCCCAATATAGAATCCTCCAACTCCTTAACAGCCGGAGCCATCTCTTTAAACTTATCTTCTGCCTGTTTAAACAGTGGGCTAGCCTCTTCCATCATATTAACAAGCTCGCGCTTAACACCTGCAACCTCACCCTTTATTGTGCCTGAAACTGCCTTATCACCAACGCCATCAATAATATCCTGCATTGATATTTTAGCTTTTTGTAACTGCCTAAGCGTTGGCGTTGCGCCTTCTTTTAGTGGCTCAATTAGCCTAGATAACTGTAAGCCAACCTTTTCAAAGTCGCTACCTTTCGGAGCTTCATCTAAGATGGTTTTTATCATGGATTTTGTTGAATTTAAATCAACAGTACCACCAACCAAAAGAGCCTCATCATATAGCGGCCTGACAGCGGCAGATCTTCTTTGTTTTGCAGAATCAACAGCTAATTTACTGGCCTCTCTAAACCTACTCGACGCGCTAACTATTGAACCTTCAGGCGCTATCGTATTAATTAACTCCCCTGTGGCCTCAAACGCTGCTTTGTTTTGTTTTTCTAGTGCTTGTGCTGCTGTTCTAGCTCCTGCATCCAGTTGTGGCAATACGCGCTGCTTTAATAGCTCTGATGGTATTTGTGTTTGTTGCGCTTGGAATAAAGGAACGTCAACGCCTGTAACTTCTTCCAGCCCTTGCTGTGCTTGTGTAGTGGGCCTTATTGATTCGACAGCCTTTGCCACCTCTTCAGTTTCAGCGCCTATGGCCTTAGCTCGTCTTGAGTTTCTGAATGCCTGTATCGCAGGAAGTACGGTTTCAGCTACACCACCTAATCCCGTGGCTATTGCTATTTCACTAGGGTCAAAAGTCCCACCTATTTGAGACTGTAAACCCTCGATAGCTGTTTGTGTTAATCCTGCCCCTGCGCCACCAACTGCGACTTTTTGTAGCGTGCTTGTTGGTAATCCTTTTGCTGTTCGTGCCTGTGTGAATTTGCTAACACCTAAAGCCGCTGGGATGAACGCGGCTATCTCTGCGAATGTTTCGCCAGTACCGGCAAGTGAAACGCCTGGCGCATCTAAAACACCCTTTCGTCCATCACCAAAATCAACGACAATATTTTCTTTTTCGTCCGTTGTTATTTGCGCGTTAGGAAAGTTATTTTTAATTAATGCTATCTTCTCGCCTGCGTTTGGCGTGGCAACAAGGGAGGCTCTTAGCTTTAAGTTTTCAAATGTGCTACCAAGGTCTAAAGTTATAACCTCGGGTAAATCCTTTATTGATTCTGTTTGCCTTAATTCACCTGTGAACAAGTCTAGGAATTGATCACCTAAACCTGCTTCTTCGGGTGTAGGTTTATTTTGCGGTGATTGGCCAATAAATTCACCTGTATCAAGATCTATAATCCCAGATTGTACAGCGGACACCGCTTTCGGTGCCTGTACTTGTGGATCGGAAACCTTTTGATCGGTTTCTAGCCCGGTATTTAAATCTATAATTGCCATTATCTTGATAGCCTCTTGATTATTTCATCTATACTTTTATGGTTGGCAACAGCTGTATCTTGTAAGTCTTGTAGTGAGTAGCTCAATGCCTTTTCCTTTCCTGTCACTGGGTCTTTAATTCTTTTTGTTAATCCTGTTTCATTAAAGTTAAAAAAGAACGCGTCAGGATCATGACCAGCCTTGGTGTGTTCATTAAACTGTTGCGACTCTCTGTCAGCAAACCAGTTGGCGCGCTCTAAAGATGCGAGCCTTGCAATGTTAGCGCTCGCACTGTTACCCAATGAACCGGCAATATCTTCTGTTACGGCAAATTCAAAATCAGTCGTTGGGCCTTTGAATTTTTGCAACTCATCCAAAGCTAAACTTTTGAATGCTGAGGTTAATGCGCCCTCATTACTTGCATCAATACCTGGAAACAAACGAGCCAAAGCAAGCTTGCCACGCCCTGCCACACCCTGTGTTGCTTGTTGTGCTAACTTTTGAGCCTCTTTGACTTTTCGTGTTGACCTAGCCGCCAGCCGTCTACGTTCTGAAAATTCTTTTTTAAGCGCGGATGTTCTCGCTACTACAGCCTGTATGGTTGCTTTTGCTTTTGTCTCGCCAACCTCTAACTTAGATAATGCCTCAGCAGATGTAAACTCCCTTTTAGCCTTTTGTGTTGGTGTTTCTTGGAACGCGCCCTCTACCGGAACTAAATCAGTCTGACCTGTGGCGGGGTTGAATACTGGCGTTGATACTTGCCCAGTGTTAGGGTCGGTTATTGGTGCATTAGATTGTAGGGCGAATTGCTTTTGACCGCTACCGCCTAATAATCCACGCCCTTGTGCTATTTGTGTAGCAGCATCAATGCCAGATAATACGCCTTGAGAATCACCTGTGCGCAAAGCTGTGATAGCGTCAACGGTTTCATCAGTCGGCAATCCCTGATTGGTTAAATCAATCATGCGTTCTGATAACATTGTTTGCGCTTGGTCAATATTACCCGACTCAATCACCGGCTTTAATTTAGTTCCAAATTCTGCAACACTTCTTAATATTCTGTTTTCTGAGTTTTCATCAAGTGTGGCCTGATTTGATTGAACGCTTTGTTCTGCTTGCTGCAATTGAAACGGGGCCAAAGCTGCCGCCCGCCCTTCTTGAGATTGCGCCAAGTCTCTATTTCTTGAAGCGTTTAACGCGCTATTAAACAAGTTAACCGCTTGACTGGTATCTGGCGCTGTTGCCGCCAATGAAATCCTTGGATCTATCATGATTATTGATTCCTAGCCATTAGGCTATAAGTTAAATTTATCGGCTAACGTAAGGAGTTGGATTTGATAACACCGTTTTACCACTACCAAACATACTACCAATACTACCAAGGGAAGGAAGCCCACCAGCAACAGCGCCACCAAGACCAAGCGCGGTATTGAATAAGTTAGCCGCACCAGCACCACGAGCATTAGCCGCACCAACAATCCCACCAGCTTCAGCCGCAGCCGCACCAGTAAGCAAGTTATTTTGATTTGCTGTAGTATTTTGAAGTATACCCGCTTGATTACCAATCGCGTTTTGACCGATATTAAGCAAGTCACCGATTGATTGTTTTTGTTGTTGGATTAGCGGGGATGCTGTCAGTAATGCGTTGTTATTAAGTTGCTGAAGCGTATCGCCCGCACTTAATCGACCACGAGCCGCAGCCATTTGATTTGTTTGTTGGTTAGCATTATCTAAGCCCATTTGAAATAGTGGGTTACTCTGAAGGAAATCAAACTGAGCATTAGGATCTGTTAAGAACCCAGCCTGTTCAACACCTGCTTGCCCTAGTTGAGCGAGTGGATTAAATAACGCGCCAGCTTGCGCACCTGTTTGAGCGACATTACCAGCCGCATCGGTAGCGGCTGCGCTCTGAAGTTCGCCACCTCTTAAGGCTGCATTAGCTGCCGTTTTGCCTGTTAAATCACGGACGAATCCCATTAGGTGTACTCCAATACATTTACGTTATATGCTTCACCGTTTTTTATATAGTCGTTTTCTTTTACATCGATAACATTAAATCCATTCATCAATGCGAAGTTTAAAACGTTTTTATATAAATCTGGTATCTCTGCGTAAAGTGGTAGAGTGCCTTTAAATAATAAGACTTGTTCCCCAAATGTTTTCGCGTGTTCTTTTCTATACTCTGGCAATACTTGTACATGACATTTATTACCATCTAAATATTTATGATAGACCATTAGCGCCATTATCTCGCCACCTACATAACCACCAACATATAAATATTCATCATTTACAGGTGGTTCAAAATCTTCTGCGTTAGGGCAATCATCACCTGTAATAGTATCATATATAACCGCATTACATAACACGGCTTTAATATCGTTAATACAGGTGGTTTTTTTAACTATCAATTGACCGCCCCGTAACAGTGAAGAAAATCGAATCTAAAGCCGATGATTCCACTCTTAACGTACCGCCCGCAGGAATCACTTGGTTAACTAATCCGATACCTAAGTCTAATTCACCCCACACAACCACCTTAAACGGTCGTTGCGGCTGCTCTGCGCCACCTTGTGACACTATGTAAGCTTTATAGCTAGCGTTTACATTAGAGTTGTTGGTGGCTGTGAATGATTCGATTACTACGCCCGATATTCCGGCAGTAAAAACTGTTTGAACCGTATCAACTAGCGTATTTTTAAAGTTATCGACTATCTGCTTAGTGGTCATTATCTTTTTCCTTGATTACTTTGCGCTGTAATTCTTCTATTTGGCTAGAATGTTTAAATAAAACCTTATCAACAAGTCCGACGCGATAAGAAAAAATAGCGCCTAGCATTACGATAATAATACTAATTAAAAGCTTTTCCTTATCTCTCACAGTTACCCGCGCCTAGTGATTTTACAGTACCAACCGTTGACGGTTATTGTTGCATCATCATCAGACTTAAAAACAAAGTGAGCATCATTAAGCCTTGTGTTGTCATCACCCATGTAAATCCCTTCAAACCCACCCTCGCGCTTTGTGCCAATAGATTTATAAAAAGAATGAGCATAAGGTACTTCATAATCAAACGCGCCAACACCCAGCACCAAATCTATCTCTATTTCTTGATTTAGGCTTGTTGTTGTTACGTTTACGTTTAATCTAATTTCTACCGTGTCGCCATTGGATAATTGAGTGAAATCAAAAGTATTTCCTGAAGCGTCCCAAATGTCGTCAACTCCGATAGGTGCGTATGTTTTTAATGTTTGCGGCCCTAACTCATCATTAGTTAATATGGTTGTTGCGCCTCCTATGTGGTTTATAGGTGTTCCCGTAGTTGCCAAATCATTATAAACAATAAACCCACCTGTTAAGTTATTACCTGACACTGTGGAGTTTATGGTTGCCGTGGCATCAGCAACGCGAGCGCCTGTGGCTACATTTGCGAAAGCGTTTAGTGTAGTGCCCGCGCCCATATCGTAAAGAGTGTTAGCAATCAACGAGCCCGCTTGTATATTAATTACATCGCCTGCAACTCTAGCTTCTAATAAGGTCCCAGTGTTGTCTTCGTCTAATGCGTATAGAATATTCCCTGAAAATGAATTGGGCGAGCCATCTGATGTTCTTGTGCCAATACCTAGGCCGCCACCGCTTAATAGTAACTCTTTAACGTCAAATGAAACTCTGCTACCGTTTTTAGCTTTAATGCCTATACCTGCGTCAACGGCAAGCACGCCAACATCTAAATGCGCAAGGCCAGAATTGACGAGTAAACCGTCTTGCCCTGAATTCTCGACCACCATCAAGACGCATGTTATTCTTGCGAACCCTGTACCAACAAGCTTTCTAACGACAGTCGCGTCGATGTTGGTGTTTTGTAATCGCCTAAACCTAGTTATAGTGCTGTCTGAAACTGTAAGTCGTCCATTAAGCGCTGCGTTTTGTGCGTCAATGTGAACCCATTCAGGGAGGTTAACAGTCTCAGTATAAGTTCCTGTGTCGAGTACGCTAATAGCAATTTGATTAGTTTCGATAGGGCTTAGCGCAATAGCATCTAAAATCGCAGCGCCTATTGTTAACTTAGGTGAGTTAATGTTTAGTCCTGAATTTGAGTCGTTGCCGGCTTTAGCTATGTATATAACCTTTAGCTGATCTAAAGTTGTGCTTTCATATAACTCATCAAAGTTAGCTTGTGTTTTTGTAAACGCACTGTGAAGCGTATCGCCCGCCTTAGCATTTGCCGCGCCTATGTTTATATTTTGCTGTCCCATTATGCGATCACCTTGTCAGTGGTTATTAGTGTTGTATCTATTGTAAAGCCCGTTGTATCAATCGTAAATTCAGGCAATCCGCTTATTTGTTGCTGTAAAAATTGAACCTGTGAGCTAAACCCGCCAGTGCTGAAGTTTTTTAACTCTGTTATCGGGTCGGTATTGCCGCCTAACTTTTGATACAGTTGAAAGATGATTGTATTCTGTTGCTCGATAAAGGATCTAACCTCTCTATCAGCTAAAAATGCTTTAGGTATTCTTAATAGCGGAGGCGGGTTAACTTGTGCCATTATTTACCTGCCAATCTTAAGTCGATAGTTGCTGAATAAATAGAGTAGTTTACTGGGTCGCTGGTTGATATTCTAAATATGCGGTCGTAAAAACTACCTAGATTAAACCATTCAACTTGTAACGTGAATTCACCCAACCGACCAACGCGAGGCCATGAACCACCATTCCAAGTACGTCCACCATCGTCAGAATATTCAATCATAATGCGCGGATCATCACCTTGGCCATCAATCAAACCGATGCCTGTTTCCATTATAATTTTAATGCACGACATTTGTATGCGTTTGCCTTTAGCGTTAAGCAGGTCACCGTTAACGCTTTGTGTGACTCTGATTCGTTGTAGTGGCTCGTCGTTATTGGTGAATGTATCAAAATCTAATTTGTATATATTGCCATTGCTAGCATCAGCCACCATGTTTTGACCGTAAGCGCTTATTATTGATTGCCCGTCGTATTTGGATGCTTGTAACGGGCTGTTAACCCCGTTTGATAATTCAAACCAACCGTTAGCACCTAGACTTTCATTGATAACAAAAGTTTTATTGCCGGTAGGAAAGGTGATCATGTAAAAGTTTTGGCCCTCAAATGTAAACACGTTACCTATGGCATCGCTAACATCTGAATACTTTTGTAATTCGTTTGATATTGCGTCGGTGCTGATTCTTTCCTCTCTGCCCGCAGTAGCTCGGTATATTGCAAAGTCGTCGCCTAACCAATAAAATGCTTGGTCGGTTTCAGCGATAGAGTTAATGGCAGCCAATCCCACGGTAAATATTCTGCCTTGTAACTTCTCAATAGGTGGGCTACCAACGCCTGAGTTATACCAGCCAACAATTGAACGAACACCGCAACGATAAATAACCTCATCATAAACATAGTCACGCACTAAAGCGTCCGGTAGTGTTTCTTCACCAACGATATTTAAACCGCTAGCCGATGAACCATCACCGACGTTAGATATGGTTGAGAATTTATCAAACGTGTAAATAAATTGGTTGTTAAAAAAGTCTACTGATTTAGCTCCGGTAATATTAACGTCAGTTACTTCTGTTATTGAGTCGGTATCTGTTGAGAATTGCCACACCTTTAAGTCGGCAACAATGAACATATTAATACCATCGTCGGCAATAATCGCACGACCTGCGCCTGGTATAGTACCTTTTAATGTGTGATTGCCTAGCTTGTCGATAGAGTAAAGGCTTGTACCTTTTACTTGATAAAGTATCTCAGTCATACGATGAAAGCCACGGTCTTTACCGTCAACGCCATCTAAAGTCTTTAAGCCGGGGAATGGTAATAATACATATGGGTCTTTGCCTTGCTCGTCATATTGCTGATACCAGTTTTGTGTGACCTGACTTGATAAAGGTTTAGAGCGCGACTGATAAGACGGTCCGGTAACTTGAACGGGTACTGTAATAAACGCCATTTAAACCACCATACCTTGAATTGACATAGTAGGAGCTGGGCC